GGTCATTCGAACCTCGCCGGTGTGGGTGCGTAGGCAATTTTTTACCCCTGTCGCCCATGCCGTTTCTGCCCTCTCGGATTATATGATGGAACTTAATAAATTAACGCTTACGGAAGTATCTAGGCTCCTGGAATGCTCTGAAAGGAGTATCCAGCGGTATGTCGAGAACGACAAATTGAAGTCCCACGGTGAGGGGAAACGGAAATTCTGGGTCTGGCAGGAGGTCCGGGAATGGGACCTGGCCCGGGAACGGGCGAAGGTGCGGGTGATCCAGGTGAACCCGGAGGAACCCCGGGAAACGACCGAGGCGACCGAGAAGGCCCTGCTGACCCGGGCCCAGCGTGAGCTGAAGGAAATCGAGCTGGCGAAAGCCCGAGGGGAGACGATCGCCATCCAGGACTATGAGGAGGCCCTCCGAAAGATGATCGTCCCGACGCGGCTCAACCTGCTGGCGATCAGCTCGAAACTCCGTGGGCAGATCGGGAACGAACACGCGGACCTGGTGCAGGCAGAAATTATTCGGGCCTTGCGCCTGTTGGCTGCGGAATAATACTCAATCGTGAACACTGTTGTTATCTCAAAGGAGGAGTTATGAAGAGAGCTGATAGACGGGAACAGCTTAAATACTGGGATTTTTCAGTTTCCTATTGTGATGAATTAGAAAAACCAATCGAAAAATTGGAAAATAGTATAGAAAAATCAATAGAAAAATTCAAAGAATACATAATGGAAGAAAGAGAAAACAAGTTGAGCGTTGATTTTGCAACAGTTATAGACGAGATGGTTTCTTTTGATTCAAGCATTGATTTAATAGAAAATTATGAAAATGAAATTGGAATAGAATTCCAGCTTTGTGGGAAAACGGAAAAACTAGATAAAGAAGATGGAGGTATATTATATTTTGAATCATTAGAGTCTATAACAAACCGAGCAATAAAACATTATTTGTTTCTTGGCGATTTTGAAACATTGGATAAACTGTCTGGAGTGCTAAAACAGGTGGCTAGTGTGATTGACCAACACATAGAACAATCAAAAGCCTAACAATGTTCAAGACATCATCCGAGGGACTCCAGGCGATCGAGGACGCCAATGCCATGGGCCGGAAACTCTGGGCACCACCGGCGGACATCGGCATCAGCGAATGGGCCGAAAAGAACCGGATCCTACCGGCCTCCTCTGGCCGCCCTGGATTCTGGCGTGATGACCCGATCCAGCGGGAGATCCAGGCCGAAATGTGCGCCGATGACGTGCGCGAGGTGGTGTTCCAGAAGTCCACCCGCCTGGGGTGGTCTGAACTGTGCAATAACGCTATGGGCTGGGGCATCGACGTTCACGGGGCGAGCATCCTAATGCTCCAGCCCTCCAGGGACACCGCGGAGAAGTATTCCAAGGAACGCTTGGAGGAGATGATCGACCGGACGCCGATCCTGCGGGACACGCTGATCCAGCCGACATCGAAGCAGACGGGCAGCACCGTGAGGTTCAAGCGGTTCCAGTCCGGGGCCTCGTTCTTCGTGGCAAGCGCTGGGAACCCCCGGGAACTGCGATCGACCCGGGCCCGGATCATCATCGAGGACGAGGTGGATGCGTATGCCGGGGACGTGGCGGATGAAGGCGACCCGGACAAGATCGTCCGCCGTCGCGCCGATGAATTCTGGGATGCCCGGATCTACATCGGCAGCACGCCGGCCATGCCGTCCGGGTTCTCACGCATCGAGACGGCCTATCAGCGGAGTTCCCAGGGGATCTACCTCTGTCCCTGCCCGCACTGCAACGCCATGGAGCCCTTCCGATGGCGTGACCCGGAGAATTCCGGGCGGTATCTGCTGATTTATGAGAAGGACCAGCATCACCAGGTTATCCCTGATTCCGTCCGGTGGACCTGTGTCCGGTGTGGGGCGGCCATCGAGGAACGCTGGAAGGTGCCCATGATGGAGTCTGGACACTGGGAACATGCCCGGCCGGACCTCCGGCGCGTCCGCGGGTTCTTTGCTAATGGGCTCTATGCCACGATCCATGAACATTGGGCAAAAATGGCACAGGAATGGGTGGATGCCCAAGGAAAGCCCATCGAACTGAAGTCGTTCATCAACCTGAACCTGGGCGAGACATACGAAGAACGCGGGGAGAGCGTGGAACCGTCATTCCTGCGGGCCAGGGCGAACACGATTCAGGCTTCGCGGGGCATCGTTCCGGATGGCGTGGCGGTGCTGGTGGTCACGGTGGACGTTCAGACGGCCGGCATAGGCCGACTGGAGGCCCAGGTGGTGGGCTATGACCCGGAAGAACGGGCCTCCCTGGTGGACTGGCAGGTGTTCGTGGGGGATCCCCACCAGGCGGATGTCTGGGACGACCTCGACGCCTGGCTGTTGGCTGGGTGGACGCATGAGAAGGGCGTCAAGATGCAGGCGCACCTGGTCCTGGTGGACTCTTCGGACGGTGGGACCCAGGACTCCGTGTATGGGTTCTGCCTCCCGCGGGCCACTCGATGGGTTTTCCCGCTCAAGGGACAGGAGAACATCACGGCCCAGGGCTTCGCGGTCGAATCGGGGACCCGGAAGAACACAATCCGGCTCTTTAACGTCGCCACGTCGGACCTGAAGCGAAACCTGTTCTCCCGGCTGTCCACGGACCTGACGGCCCCAAAGAGCATCAGCATCCCGGGATGGGTGACGGACGAATACCTTGACCAGATCACCGCTGAAAAGCGTGTCCCCGTGCTGGACCCCAAAACCAGGGTGACCCGTTACCGCTGGATGAAGCGCCGGGACCGGAACGAAGCCCTGGACCTCTGGGTTTACAGCCTGGCGGGACTCTGGATCATCACCAAGATTCTGGCCCCCGGCATCGACCTGGTATCGCTGGCGGCCCAGGCATCGGCGGCTCATGGCGTTATGACCTACGCCGGAGGGATCGGCCGGAGGATCCGATCTTCAGGGATGCGTTAGAAAGGAGCCTTCGGGCTTAGACGGCTCCGGATCTTGATCTCAGCCTTGGAACATGGCTGGAATCACGCTCGCACAGGCCGAAAGTCAATTACAGCTCTGGCTGGACGCAAGTGCGGCCCTGGCTGAATCCGAGTCCTATACGATTGGCTCTGGGACCTCCACCGCACGCCAGTTGAAGCGATCAGACGCATCTAAGGTGCTGAAAATGATCGCCTTTTGGCAGGGACAGGTGGATGCCCTTGCCACGTCTGGCCGCGGCCGATTCATCCAGATGGTGCCGCGATGAACCTGCGCCGGATTCGGGAAGGAATGCAGCCGAACGCCATCGACAAGGTGGTGAATTTCATCGCACCGGCATGGGGCGCACAAAGAATGCGCGCCCGGGCGTTTCTGGCGATCGGTGGAGCCTTCACGGGCGCCAGTAAGAGCCGGAACGAGTTCCAGAACTTCAACCCAGTGGTGCAAAGCCCGGACGACGAGCTTTACTCCTGGGACCGCAAGGAACTCGTGGCCAGATCGTCTGATCTGGAACGCAACGATCCTGTGGGCGGTGGGATCATCGCCGAATACGTCACCAGCGTGGCCGGGACAGGGCTATCCCTGCACCTGGAGCCCAAGCGGGCCATCCTCGGGTGGGACGAGGACCAGGCCGCGGAGTGGGCCCAGGGTGTCCAGGAGCGTTTTTCCCTGTGGGCAGAGAACGCCAGCGAATGCGACATTGCCCGGAAATCGAACTTCTACCAGGCCCAGGTCCTGGCCCTCATCACGGTGGCCACGCGGGGCGATGTCTTCGCCGTGCTGCCCAACCGGAAGAACCCGGGCGGTGTCTGGGGCACGAAGGTCCAGCTCATCGAGGGCGATCGGTGCTTCACCCCCATGGGGATGCTGGAAACCGAGACGTTTAAGGATGGAATCGAACTGGACGAGTTCGGTTCTCCGCGCCGCTATTGGTTCTCCAAGACCCATCCCGGCGCCTGCATTTCGACGTCCAAGGACAATTTCCTCCCACCCATCGAAGCCTTCGATTCGAAGGGCCGGAGGCGAGTGGTGCATCTTTACCATGAAAAGCGCCTTGGACAGCGGCGCGGATACCCGCTCCTGGCGCCAGTCCTCCTGCCATTGAAGCAGCTCTCCCGGCTCGGGGAAGCGGAGCTGATGGCGTCCGTGGTCACGTCCATGTTCGCGGTGCTGATCGAGAAGTCCGGCGGTTCCGGGCCCCTCGCTGGCATCGTCCAGAACGACACGGCCGGGAATCCGTTCACGGAGCTGGGTCACGGCATGATCGCCGACCTGAACCCAGGGGAAAAGGTCCAGACCGTGGCCCCGAATCGGCCGAATGGCGCCTATGATCCATTCTTTCGCGGGATCGTCGGGCAGATCGCCATGCGCGTGCAGATCCCGCCGGAGGTGCTGTTCAAGAAATTCGAGAGCAGCTATACCGCCGCCCGCGGTGCCCTCCTCCAATTCTGGAAGTTCGTCACGATGGAACGTGACCAGTTCCTGGGGCCGAATTTCTGCCAGCCAATTTTCGATGTTTGGCTGGCCGAGGATGTGGCCACCGGCGGGACCGTGGCGCCTGGATTCTTCCGGGATCCGGTCCTGCGGTATGCGTACAGTTCCGCCCGCTGGATCGGTGACAATCCGCCGATTCTGGACCCGCTGAAAGAAGTCCTGGCTGCGGAACACCTGGTCAATTATCAGTTCAGCACATTCGAGGAACAGACGATGCGCCTGACTGGCGGATCGTATGAGGCAAACATTGAACGGATGAAGCGGGAACGCCGCCTCCGTGCGGATGCCGGGATCCCGGACCCTGCCGCAAAACCGATTGATCCGAACCTGGACAAGCAAGTGGAACAGCAGACCGCCCAGGCCAGAATTTCGGCCGAGGCGTCCGTGGCCCAGAATCGGGACCTGGTGGCGGCCATCACCAGCAGGCCAGAACCCTCCATTACCGTGGAGGGACCTACCGTGAACGTGGAGGCCGCGGCGCCTCCGCCGCCGGCGAGCGTGAACGTGGCCGCTCCGGTGGTGAACGTGGAAAACCATATGACCCCACGGGGCGGGAAGGAAACCGTTCAAATCCTGCGGGACGCCGCGGGGGCTGTGTCTGGCGCCCTCAAGGAAGAAACCACCGTCACCCGGAGCATCCAGATTGAACGCGATACCGAGGGCCGGCCGGCCCGTATGACCATCGAGGAGTAACACTATGGCAACCAATCCCCAGATTTCCTATGCCGCCGCGAATGCCGAAGCGGACGCCCTCGCGCCCCTGATGAATTCCGGCAAGCTCCGGATTTACTCCGGAACCGTCCCGACCCGGGCGGATGACAGCATCGGGGACGCTGTGCTGCTGGCCGAACTGACCATGAACGCAACGGCGTTCGGCGCGGCCAACAATGGCGTCATAACGGCCGGAGCCATCACCGCGGACAGTAGCGCGAACGCCAGCGGTACGGCCTCGTTTTTTCGGATCTGGGATTCGGCCGGGACTCCGCGGCTGACCTGAACCTCAACAGCGTGGCTATCAGCGCCGGGGCCCAGGTGTCCGTTTCTAGCCTCACCCATACCGTGGTTCGGGGGGCCTAATAGATGGGTTCCCAGCTATTCGCCAACAACGTATTGACCACGCTGGCCAGCGGATTGACTGATTCCGCCACTAGCGTTTCGATTACGTCCGCGAGTGGCTGGCCGGCCATCGGGACCGGGGACTGGCATTACTGCACGATTTCCAACTCTGCTGAATCGGTCTTTGAAATTGTCAAGGTGACCGCCCGGACCACCACCACCCTGACCGTGGTACGTGCCCAAGACGGAACCACCGCCGTGGCGTGGAACGCCGGGGACACGATTTCCATCCGGCCGTGCAAGGCTGCGATGGCGGACCTGCTGACCGCGGCCCGCCTCCCGGTGGCCCGCCTGGGCGTCAATGACGGGGACCAGACGGTATCGAACACCACGGACGTGACCGTGGCCTATTCAGCCATTTCGGCGGCCCGTGCCGTCACCCTCCCGGCCGCGACCATCGCCGGCCAGGTGGTGGCCGTGGTCGATGAATCCGGCTCCTGTTCCGCCACGAACACCATCACCATCAACCGGGCCGGATCGGACACCATCGACGGCCAAACCTCCATCGTGCTGGGTGCGCCCTATACATCCATCCGCCTGGTGGCGGACGGGACGAGTAAGTGGACGATTCAGCGGACCCAGTTCCGCTCCAAGACCTTCACCGCTGATGGTTCCTGGGTGGCACCTGCTGGCGTTCACTTTGTCCACCTCACGCTGGCGGGTGGCGGCGGCGGTGGGGCAGGGTGCAACGGCTCTGCCGCTGGCGCTGGCGGGGGCGGGGGGCAGGTGGTTCAGGGTGTCTATGCGGTGGCTCCCGGGACCAGTTATTCCGTGACCATCGGGACTGCCGGGACTGCCGGCGCGGCCAATGCTGGGAACGGCGGGAATGGTGGGACAACAGCCTTTGGCGCGGTGGTTAATGCTTACGGCGGATCGGGTGGACTGCCGAGCGTTCTAACCCTGGCGGCAAGTTTCACAGTCGGGAAATGCGGAGCCTATGGGGGGAGCCAAGCCTCGCAAACGTATGCCCTTTGTCTCAGTAGCACGACTCTTTATCCGGGGATTGCACCTCCGGGCGCAGGTGGGGCACCTGGACAGGACAGCACGGCAACCGGTGGCGGTTCGGGCGGTTCATTCATGGGCCTCGGCGGCGTGGGCGGGACTACCGCGAACACGCTCCCGGGCGGAGGTGGCGGTGGTGGTTCTTATGGTGCCGGAGGTGCTGGTGGGAACGGGAAGACGAATGGAACCGCCGGGACTGCTGCCGCCGCTAATACCGGGGGGGGCGGAGGTGGGGCCGGAGCTGGTTCCACTGGACTGACCGGTGGAGCAGGCGGAACCGGAATCTGCATCGTTTCGTGGCTGGAGTAAATATGAAGCAATTCGCGCAAGTTATCGCCGGGAAAGTGATCCTCACCGCGGAATGTGCGGATGACCACGTTCTGGAATGCACCCCTCCACTCCGGTTTATCACCATCACGCCCGAAACTGGGACGCCATCAACCGGTTGGACCTGGAACGGTTCCGTGTTCGTTGCACCTCCCGTGCCCACCCTGGACGATCTGAAGCCTATCTACATCGACGCCATCCAGGCGTACATGGACCGCGAGGCCCAGGCCCACGGATATGACGGGATCCTGTCCCTGTGCAGCTATGCGCCCAGTGAAAACCATTTCGGCGCCGAGGGCCGGGCCGGGCTCGCCTGGCGCGATCTGGTTTGGCTGACCGGCTACGGGATTATGAATCAGATTTACGCCGGCACCCGCCCGGTGCCCACGGTGGACGAGCTGCTGGCTGACCTTCCGCGGATGGAGTGGCCGGCGTGACATCCTTCACCTGGAATTCCGCTCCCTGGAACGCTTCGGCGTGGAACGGGGCGACTCCAGGCGGATCCACCGCTATCACCGGAACAGGCGGAACGCTCCAGGTGGTGCAGACGCTGGCCGCGACTGGCGCCGAAACCTTCACGGGGACCGGTGGAACGATCCAGTCGAAGCAGACCCTGGCATCCTCCGGGACCCAGGCGTTCCTCGCCACCGGCGGGACGGTGCAGGGCCTCCAGACCATCGCCGTCTCGGGCGTGATCGGGTTCGCCGGCACGGCTGCCACCATCCAGGTGGCCCAGACCCTGGTCGCGGACGGTGCCGAACTGTTCACCGGGACCGGTGCCACCACCCAGTCCGTCCAGACTCTGGCCGCCACGGCTGTGGCCGCGTTCACCGGAACCGCGGGAACCCAGCAGGCAGTCCAGGAACTGGCCGCCAGTGCCTCGGAAACCTTCACGGGGACCGGAGGCACCACCCAGGCCGTTCAGACGATCCTGGGGGCAGAGAACGCCCTTTTCGTGGGTTCTGCCGAAACGCGCCAATCCGTCCAGGAAGTGTCCGCCACCGGTGCCGAGGTGTTCACAGGGACGGGAGGGACCGTCCAGGCCCCAGCAGGGACGGAAGGCCAGGGGACCAGTAAAAAGGAACAGCAGGGCACCGCCAAGCCCGACATTTCGATCTATCGAGCCAGCACCGGCCCGCGCCGGCCTCGACTGAAACAGGAACGAATCACCGGGACCGCCGCCACGGTTCAAACCGTGCAGGCGATTCATGCGGAGGGTGCTGTCCAGGCCCTCATAACCGGGACCGCCGGTACATCCCAGGGCGTGGCCCTTACTGCCGCTGGTCCCGGGAACGTCAACGAATACGAGGCGGAACTGGCCATCCTGCTGGCCCTGTGTGCATAGAAAGGATTTCAAATGCGCTTGATTGACATCATGACGGGACCCTGGGCGATCATTCCGGACAAGTTGGGCGAGATCCAAGCCATCTACGAGGCCCACGTCCGCGGCCCGAAGATCGACATCAAGGGCGTGGAAGCTGCCCTGGGCCGTCCGCTGGACAATGGCCACCAGCCCTACACCGTAGTGGACGGAGCGGCCATCATTCCGGTGTCCGGTGTCCTGGCCAAGGGAATGTCCCTGATGACCAAAATATCCGGGGGCACCTCCACCGCTCGCCTCCAGGACGAACTCCGGGCCGCACTGGATGACGTCACGGTGAATTCCATCCTGCTGCACGTCGATTCTCCTGGCGGTACGGTGGACGGAACCCAGGAAATGGCCAACGCGGTTTTCGCGGCCCGTGGCGTCAAGCCCATCGTGGCCCTGGCCGATGGGTGCGCGTGTTCCGCGGCCTATTGGATCGCATCCGCGGCTGACCAGGTGTTTATCACCTCAGACACCACCCAGGTGGGCTCCATCGGAGTGGTGGCGTCCCACGTGGACGTATCCGGTGCCGAGGCTTCCATGGGGCGCAAAACCACGGAAATTACCGCTGGGAAATACAAGCGGGTGGCGAGCCAGTATGCACCTTTGACGGAGGACGGCCGGGCCTCGATTCAGGCCCAGGTGGATCACATCTACTCCGTTTTCGTTGAACAGATTGCAGCATTCCGGGCCGTTTCGGTGGAAACGGTTCTTTCTGAAATGGCCGATGGCCGCGTGTTTCTTGGACGGCAAGCGATTGATGCCGGGCTGGTGGACGGTGTTTCCACCATGGCCGACCTCCTGACCTCGCTATCCCACGGGACGCTCCCGCTGTCTGCGCCTGGGGCCGGTGTCGCCCTCAACCCTGAAACCTTAACCACTACGGAGGCTCACATGCCGATCACCCGTGAACAGCTCCAGGCCGAAGCGCCCGAGCTGTTGAAGGAAATCGTGGCCGAGGGCGCCGCCGCCGAACTGACCCGAATCAAGGGCGTTTTTGCAGCTTCGCTCCCTGGACACGATGAACTCGCCAAGGCCCTGGCCCTTGACGGGAAGACCACTCCCGAGGAGGCCGACCGCGCCATCCTGGCCGCTGAACGCGCCTTCCTCACCACCACCCAAAAGACCATCGCCGCGGAAGCCCCCGCGCCTGTCGTCCACGCTGACCCTCCCACCGTCGTGAACCATGCCTCGCTTGAGGCCGCTCTCCCGCTGGATCAGCGGTGCAAGGCGATCTGGGACCGCGATCCTTCCGTGCGCGAAGAGTTCGGGACGTTTGAAGCCTACCTGGCCTTCCAGAAGGCTGACGCCCAGGGACAGATCCGCATCCTAACCAAAGCCTAAGGAGACAAGGACATGACCGTTCTCGCTGCTAACCTCGCTCGCCCCTACGAACAGGGCGACCGCAACGAATACCCTGTGAAGGCCTCCACGAAGATTTACGAAGGCGCCGCCGTGGGCATCGAAGTCGCCACCGGTTACGCCCGCGGCCTCGTCGCCGGGGATACCTTTGTTGGCTTCGCCGAAGCCCTCGCCGACAATTCCGCCGTGGCCACTGATGGCGCCATCAACGTCCGCGTGATCGACCGCGGCAAGGTCTACCTGCCTGTGGGAAGCCTCGCCATCACCGACCTTGGCAAGCCCGTCTACGCTTCGGATAACAACGCTTTCACCCTGACCGCCTCCACGAATTCCTACATTGGCAAGGTGGTCCGTTTCGAGTCCACCGGTTACGGCATCGTGGCATTCGATTGCAGCGGCCAGTACACGGAACTGACGGACAGTTCCGGTGGTTCCGCTTCGGACACTATCGCCGCCATTGGCGCCAGCTATTCCCAGGCCGAAGTCCGGAACGCCGTCGCGTCTCTCGCCGCCAAAGTCAACTACCTGATTCGCGCGACCAAGTAAGAGGAGAAAAACCATGGGACTGACTACCCTCAGCAGCCGAGCCATCATCGGCTCTTATTACGCCCGACTGGAGCAGGATCTCGGCGCAAGCTGGATTAACCGCCTGTCGAATTACTTCATCAGTGACCAGGAATCCGAGTCCTACGCCTGGCTGGGCATGTCCCCGACCATGCGCGAGTGGGTGGGTGGACGCCAGGCCAAGGGGTTCCGTGAGAACGGAATCACGATCGCCAACAAGCACTACGAGGCCACCCTTGAGGTTCGCACCCGCGACCTCCGCCGCGACAAGACCGGCCAGGTGCAGGTCCGCATCAACGATCTGGCCGACCGCACGAACGCCCACTGGGCCAGCCTGCTGTCCACCCTGATCCTCGCCGGCCCCTCCACCGTCTGCTATGACGGCCAGTATTTCTTCGACACGGACCACAGCGAAGGCGCCAGTGGTACCCAGTCCAACCAGATCAGCGTGGATATTTCCGCCCTGACCACGGCCGTCCATGGATCCACCACGGTCCCGAGCCTTGAGGAAATGCAGCAAAGCATCCTGAAGGGCATTGCCGCCATCAAGGGTTTCAAGGATGACCAGGGCGAGCCCATGAACGAGGGCGCGAACCAGTTCTTGGTCATGGTGCCCACCAGCCTCTGGCTGATCGCAAACCAGGCCGTGAACCCCGGTGCCTCCATCGCCATCAACGCCCTGCCTCAACTCCCCGGCCTCCAGATTGATGTCGTGGAGAACGCCCGCCTGAACACCTGGACGGATCGGTTTGCGATCTTCCGGACGGACGGCAGTGTGAAGCCCCTCATCCGCCAGGAGGAAGCTCCTGTGCAGATGAAGGCCAAGGCCGAAGGCTCTGAATACGAGTTCGACAATGACGCCTGGCAGTTCGGTGTGGACACCTGGCGGAATGTCGGCCTCGGTTACTGGCAGCACGCCTGCGAAGTGATCCTGATCTGACGGAAACCCACGGGGGGCGGGAAACCGCTCCCCGATTGAGGTGTACATGCACACGTTACGAGTTGAAGAAAAGCCTCTCTCTCTGCCCGCTGGGACCGTCATGTATTTGACGGAGGCACAGGCAAACCACCGCGCCCCGTCCCTGCAAGACCTGGGGGGCGGTGCCTACATGGCGATCCACGCCCAGCAGTTCAAGGTGGGCGAAGAGGTGGGTTTCCCTGATCTCTATGAGATCGGCGAGCCCCCCGAAGACCCCGTGCCTGAAACCCCAGCGGCCCGAAAGCCAGGCCGTCCCCGGAAAAACGCATGAGCCAGCTCGATGACGATCTCGATGCCTTCTTCGGCTTCGATTGGGTGGTGGTGGTCTACGGTGCCACCACTACCAAGGGCGTATTCTCGATCGAGATCAAGTCTGAGGACTTCGTTTCCCGCACGGATGGGCTCGCTCCCGTGATGACCGAAGACCCGAGCGTGCTTGTGAAATCGTCACTCGCCGCGAAGGTGGGGGGCGCCATCACCGTGGATGGCCGTTCCTACACCGTGCGGGAACGCGAATCCTCGGCGGAT